TTTGCTTGGCTGAGAACATATACTTTGAAGCCTCGATAGAACCCACAGTGGGTAAGTTTGCAGTCGCCCAGGCAGTAATGAATCGTGTAGAGTCTCCACAATTTCCTGATGATGCATGTGCAGTCATACGTCAAGGACCCCTGTATCGTAACTGGAAGGGGAACGAATTACCTGTACCGAATAAGTGCCAGTTCTCATGGTACTGTGATCGTAAGAGTGACAAGATCTTGGACGTAAAGATGTGGAGAGAATGTCTCCGTGTTGCAGAAGCAGTATTAAATAAAGAACTATTCGACATCACTGAGGGTTCCTTGTGGTATCACTCTGTCAAAGTTAAACCATATTGGGCAGCGTCTAAAACAAAAGTAGTTCAAGTAAACAATCATATATTTTATAACTAGTAAGAGGGAGTTCTGTAGTGATTCAAACATGCGATCATTGTAGTAAGAGTGCTGTAGTAAAGAAGGATTTAAAAAACATAACACTTTTATGGTGCGTTTCCTGTTATAGAGATTCTATCAATGGATTCTCAATACGTCAACCCACATTCAAAAATAAATAAGGAGGTATGTCCCTTAACACTTGACAAATAATTCTATAATTTATAGAATGTTTTTTTAATTTAAATTTTAATAAAAGGAAAATATCCTAATGAGTCTGACATCTATTAATCCAAGAGTAGAGGCAATCAATAACCTAGGAGAAATGGGACCTGATGTCTCTTTCAAAACCGTCGAAGTTCCTCTGTATTTTAAGAAGAATACAACGACATATCGTGAGGAGTTTGAAGAGGTAGGAAGTCGCAAAGGTCTTATCAATAACGATACGGGACAGTACATCGCCACTGTAGGGAACAAGTATCACAACCCCTACTCTCACGCAGAGCAATTCAAGTTTCTAGAAAAGAGTATTATAAAATCTGATCTAGATTTGACAGGCATTCAAAGACACATAGGCGTGTCACACAACGGAGCCAGAGCCTTTGCTCGATACACCTTCCCTGCTCACACAGTCGAGATAGGTAGGACAGGACCTGTAGAGCTGGACCTCTTAGCTCGTAACTCCTATGACGGTACGTGGCCTAGTGTTTATGAGGCAGGGGCCAAGAGAACTGCATGCCTGAATCAGATGGTGTTTGGTCAGGTGTTCGCGGTAGCCAAGCAACGTCACACTAAGAACATCAATCACCCGAACGCAGCGGATCAGGTTATGGGTTGTCTAAGATCTTTCCTAGAGGAGACAAGTCGGTGGACCTCGTGGCTGAATACTAAAGTATCAGACCGCCAAGCCTTTGAGTGTCTCGCTACTCTCTCAGGTAATACCCAGGCTGTACTTGGTGTGAAGCATACAGACCGAAGCATATTGAGTGTGTTCGAGGAAGCTACGAAAACTAAGGATGGTTCAGAAAGAAAGCGTAGCCCGCTCAATACTCTATGGACTCTGTGGTGTACGGACTACAGACCTACGCTTGGTGCGAATCTTTGGGCACTTTACAATGTGATGACTCACTGGAGCACACACTGCCAGCAATCTACTAAGGTAAGTAGCGAAACTGTGCAGTCTCTTCAGATCAAGTCAGGTGACAAAGTGAAGAAGATTATCAACGGTAATAAGCTCTTTAATCTTGCCGCATGAAAGGAAAACGATCACGGAAGCCTTCATTATTGAGGGCGTTCCGTTTTCATTTATTATCCATAAGAAATATAGACTTAAAAGGAAAAAGAAACATGCCCACAAAGGCTGAATTGATAGCAGAACTAGAAGTAGTAAAACACGAATCAAAGTTGTTAAACGACAAGTACAAAAAGGCATTACATGATCACTCAGTACGAGAAAAGCAGCTCACCAGGAACTTGGAGTATGTGTGCGATGAAAGTAATCTTTTCTGGCATGCAATTAGTGAGGGGTATGTGGCAGCCTACATCGAAGAGGAATTTCCTTATAGTTCTGATGATGCTCAAGAAAAGTCTTTGCTATTCAAGATCCCCTGCCCTCAAGGTTGGATGGATTCTAAAGATCCTGATGCCCCTACATACGAACAGAAATTGGAAACACTATTCAATGCTGTGAAGGATATGTCGAGTGGTTGGGTGGATCAAAGAGTCGTGGTGGAGAAGTGCATTAGGGAGTCTAACTATTAAGCCTCCTAAAATTGGCGACAGGGTGGAGTACGAGTCAGCCTTTGGAGGCTTGAGCAGTGGCGTAGTAACACAGATACTGGCCGCTCAGTTCACCTTCAAAGATACGGAAGACCGTACTCACTTTGTTTTATTCAACGAGAACTGGAAGAAAATAAAATGATTTTATATACTGAACAGCAGTTCGATGAAACGTATAAGGAGTATCGCTATCATCACATGCAAAACAAATGCGAATACCTAAGTGCTGAGACTTTCAGAGAAATGTTCGAAGCGATGATGAAGGTAGTATACCTGTATGAGGTAGACGACGATGAGCGATGATGCCTATGAACGAGCTATAGAAATATCAAGGGACAAATCAATAGAAGTCTTGACTAGCCTGGGCTACGATAAGACAGACGCTTTCGATCTTATGGTGGACAGACTTGCAGAAAAAATTCTAGAGATCCAAATCGATTTAATAGAAAAGAGTTGACTTAGCTTGGGAGGATGTGATATGCTCGGCCATATGACCATTGATAAAATTGCAATAGAAGATATTTGGGTGAAGGTATTCTCCTTTCACATAGGATGTCCTTGTCCTGATGAAAGGATTAAAGAACGCTTCATGCATTTTGTTAATGAACGCCTCACAGATGACATGAAGGAGCAGGATGTCTATGATCTTTTCCCTGAGTTTATAAATTACTTAGGGTCTTGGTGATGGAAGATCGCTTCTTACTCTCTGAGGCAGAGTACGATAAATTTGTACACAGTAAATACCAACAGCTTATGTACAGTGATAAGATGTCTTACACAACAGAGCATAAGCATAACCACGTAATACTAACCATACAGGAGGGCATTGATCTAGATTTTAACGAGGATATTTTTATCCCATTTTGTAATTCTTTAATAGAAGGAGTGAGTGCAGAAATGAGTGGCTTACCAGAAACAGTCGAAGGTGTAGCATATTGGGCAAACGTGACCGTACCGAAAGATCCCTTTCAAACAGGCAGAGCAAAGTACGAACTGAATCTGGCTGTAACGGATGAAATCTTTCAGAAGTTTGCGGATGCTGGATATGTAGGAACCTTTGCAGCAGGGAGTAGGAAGTATACCCCTGATCCCGTAGTTAACTTTTCTAAATTTGAATTGTCTAAAGATGGTAGACCAAACGCAGTACCTAAGCTTTACGATGCAGATGGTGAAACTGAGGTAGACATGTCGGTTGGCAATGGTTCTCGCGTAAAGGTGAAGTGGTTTCATACGGCCTACAATGGGCCTAGAGGAACCATCAAACGCGCTGGACTAGGATCAGTAACCGTGTTAGACCTGGTGGAATATAATCAAGATGGAGGTGATGACTTTTGAGTGAAGCAGAACAAGCAAACTTAACGTACTCCACAGATGAGGGAGTCTATGACGTTGGGAAGCTGGCCGAAGATGCCCGTGTCGCATTCGGGTATCTCGTTGAGGTACAGAAAGAATTACAGGTCTTGAACCTGAGAAGTAATGTACTCCAAGCAGCCCAACAAACATTTAATAAAATTATCCAGAGTAATCTAGATGATGAGGCTCTCACACCCAACGGAGAAACTAATGGGGCAGACAATGAGGCGAAGGGGGTATAAGAAGACTCACGCAACCTGTCCCTTTTGTAAACACAATGGTTGCCTGACGATCTATGACGATTGGAGCTACTTCTGTTTCTCTTGTGAGAAGAAGGGTAGCAACTTTAAACTAGAAGCGGAGACTAATTTGTCAGCGGATGCAATTCGATCTATGGAAACTTCGACACCATCTAGACCTTCTAAACCTGTAGATGTGGGAGCGGGGGTCTTAGGCCCCCTCCTAGATCGCAACATCTCTATGGAGACTGCGAAGCATTTCGGAGTTAGATCCTTAGTAGATTCTGAAGGCAAGGTAACTAACCACTATTACCCCTACTATATCGCTAACGAGGCTGTAGCCCACAAGGTCAGGCGTGTTAGTGATAAGGGGTTCTATTGGGTTGGCTCTCCCGTGGGTACTTTACTTTTCGGACAACAAGTCGCCTCATCAGGTGGCAAGTTCATAACGTTAACTGAGGGCGAGTGCGATGCTATGGCAGCGTATGAACTTCTTGGTAGTAAGTGGCCTGTTGTTTCGATTAAGTCTGGTGCTACGGGAGCAGTGCAGGACATCAAAGATAATTTAGAATTTATACAATCTTATCAGAATGTAGTGATCGCCTTCGATGCAGATAAGGCAGGGCAAGATGCAGCTCGTAAGGTAGCGAGACTCTTGAAGCCTGGGACTGCAAAGATAATGAAGCTACCTGAAGGCTGTAAAGATCCTAATGATATGCTTAGGCAACGAAAGCATGAGCAGTTCTCTCGATGTTTCTGGAATGCTAAGACATATACACCTTCGGGCGTGATCAACATCACTGATGAGCGACAGGCTTTTAAACATCGTGAGGAGAAGGAATCTATTCCCTATCCTTGGGAAGGTTTAAATAAAAAGCTATACGGTATGCGCCAAGGTGAACTGATCACCCTTACAGGTGGAACAGGCCTTGGTAAATCCAGTGTCACTCGTGAGCTAGAGCATTGGTTAATTAAAAATACCAATGACAACGTAGGTATCATTGCCCTAGAGGAAAGTAAACTCAGAACTATTGATGCACTGTTATCGATTGAAGCTAACGCAAGACTCTATATTAAAGAAGTGCGGGAGCAATATACGGATGAACAGCTCGATGGTTTCTTTGACATTCTCTACGATGGGGACAATGAGAACAGGGTATGGGCCTACTCTCATCTAGGTATGAATGATATTGATGCAGTCTTTGCCAAGCTACGATTTATGATTGTAGGCTGTGGCTGTAAATGGATTGTACTCGATCACTTACACATGCTTGTGTCCTCCCTTGCTGAAGGGGATGAACGTCGAGGAATTGATAATATGATGACTCGATTACGTTCTCTCGTGGAAGAGACAGGGGCTGGGTTGATTCTCGTGAGTCACCTACGCAGACCTGAAGGGAACAGAGGCCATGAGAATGGAGTAGAGACTGCGCTGGCACACCTCAGAGGCTCTCAGAGCATAGCTCAGTTATCTGATTGTGTGATCTCATTGGAGAGAAACCAGCAATCTGAAGATCCTATAGAAGCCAACACCACAAAGCTTCGCATCCTCAAGTCTAGATATACTGGAGATGTGGGCCTTGCAGGAATGCTTCTATACGACAGGGAGACAGGTAGACTTACTGAGGTAGACATGGGAGATCAAGGTAGTTCAGATGATCAAGGAGGAGACTTTTGAGATTAATCTTTGATATCGAAACGGATGATGTAAAGGCTACACGCATCTGGTGTATCGTGGCACGAGACATTGATACAAATGAGGAGTATGTCTTTGGACCTGATGCACTGGATGAAGGAGTAGAGCTATTAGCACAGGCCGACTACCTTTCAGGACACAACATCATAGGCTTTGACATCCCTGTAGTAGAGCAGTTGACGGGGAAAAACATTTCGCATGGTACTAAGGTGATAGACACCCTTGTACTGTCCAGATTATTTAATCCTTCACGAGAAGGAAGACATAGCCTGGACTCCTGGGGATCTCGCTTAGGTCTATCTAAGATAGACTTCTGTGAGTATGAGAAGTTCTCTCCAGAGATGTTGGAGTATTGTCGTAGAGATGTTGAGTTAAATTTAAAAGTTTATAACGCCTTGAAGGAGGAAGCTAAAGGGTTCTCTAAAGAATCTATAGAGCTAGAGCATGAAGTTATGTGGCTCATCTCCCGACAACGTGATAGGGGGTTTCTTCTGGATGAGCAGAAAGCTTCTATCCTTTCTGCCGAACTCCGTGAGAAGATGGCTGATGCGGAAAGTAAAGTCAGGGAGGTTTTTAAACCTAAAGTTACTTCGATAAAACTAGAACCTAAGTTTACTAAGACAGGCAATCTTTCTAAGATGGCTTCTGTAGCAGGACAATCTAAGGCGGTTCGCCTCACTGAGGAAGAACACGAAGAGCTGTCAGATAAAAAATATATCTGTCGTTATGCCGTGGAAGAATTCAATCTAGGATCTAGACCTCAGATAGGAGAATACCTACAAGAGTTTGGATGGAAACCAAAGGAGTTTACGGAGACAGGTAGAGCGAAGGTAGATGAATCTATCTTGGTAAAGATACGAGACATACCCGAAGCTAAACTAATTTCCGATTATCTTTTATTACAGAAGAGAGTGGCTCAAGTTGATTCTTGGCTAGAGTTTAAAGAAGAAGACGGTAGGGTGCATGGTTATGTGGATACCAACGGGGCTATCACAGGGAGAATGACGCACGCCTACCCGAATCTTGCCCAGGTTCCTAACTCACACTCCATGTATGGTCCTGAATGTAGGAGATGTTGGATTGTGCCAGAGGGGTACAAGCTGGTAGGTATAGATGCCTCTCAACTTGAACTAAGATTACTCGCTCACTTTATGAACGATAAAGATTATATTGAGGAAATAATCAATGGCGATATACACTCAGAGAATCAAAGAATTGCAGGGCTTAAACAAAGAGATCAGGCAAAAACTTTCATATATGCTCTCATCTACTCGGCGGGAGATGCCAGACTCGGATCTCTGGTTGGAGGAAACCAGAAAACTGGTAAGAGACTTAGAGAACGTTTCCTCCGTAATCTCCCATCATTTCAAGATCTACGAAACAGAGTATCACAGGCGGCTTCGAGAGGATTTCTCAAAGGATTAGACAAGCGTAAGATCTTTGTTCGATCCGAACACGCAGCACTGAATACATTACTCCAGAGTGCGGGAGCTGTTGCCATGAAAAAGGCACTGGTTATCTTTGGAGAACAGCTTAAAGAATTAGATAGAGATGTACATTTTGTCTGTAACATCCACGATGAATGGCAGGTCGAAGCACCTTCCGACATAGCAGATACTGTAGGGCAACTTGGAGTAGATGCTATACGAAAAGCAGGTGCAGCCTTTGATTTACACTGTCCTTTGGATGGTGAATATAAAGTAGGAGACAACTGGAGTGAAACACATTAATTGCATAGGGTGTGGGGTAGAGCTTACAGAATCTAACTGGTATGCCTCACGCCAAAGGAAGAATGAAAGGAACTGTATAACATGTCACGACATGAAGAGGCTAAGGAGAAAGATAAGACAAAAGAATTATCCCACAAGACTTCTTGCAAGATTCTTTTCTAAGAAAGCTAAGAAGTCTTTTGATAAGGTTGAGGAAGGGTATGTCTATGTTATTAGTAATCCCTCCTACCCCGAATGGTACAAAGTAGGTATGGCTGTAGACGCTGTTGATCGATTGTCTTCATATCAAACCTCTTCCCCATTCAGAGATTTTAAATTAGTATATGAAAGATTTTTTCAAAATCGTAGACTAGCTGAGCAGAGATGCCATCTAGCATTGATGCAAGTAGCTAAACAATGGAACGGAGAATGGTTTAAGTTATCGTTGAACAAAGTTAAACAAACTATTGATTCAGTAGAAGATACTGCCCCCTTACCCTACCCAAAGGAAAAAGAAAAGTATGTCCAATCAGGATTCCCCTTCTAAAAATTTAAACACCTTAGTCGATGATATTTATTCTAACCTGGAAAGTTTGTCCAATGGAGAAGGGTTAGATATATCCGAAGATCTGATAGAAGACTTTGGTGAGAAAATGAAAGACGCTATTAGGAACTGGTCAACTCCAAGAGAGGACGGCCCTTCTGTGCGTATGTCTAACTTAGGCAAACCCTTACGGCAGCTTTGGTATGATGTAAACAGAGATGACATTCCAACTTCTACAGATAAAGCCTTACCTATTAAGTTTCTGTACGGCCATCTGTTAGAAGAAGTAGTTTTACTTCTTGTTCGTATGGCAAACCATGAAGTATCTGATGAACAGAAAGAAATTAAAGTGGATGGCGTGAAAGGACACATCGACTGTGTGATTGATGGTGAAGTAATAGATGTAAAAACTGCCTCAAACTTTTCTTTCAAGAAGTTTCAAGAGGGCAGTCTTTCAGAAGATGATCCCTTCGGATATATCGCTCAGTTATCTGGTTATGAAAAAGCAATAGGTACTAATGGAGGTGGATTCCTAGCATTGAACAAAGAATCAGGTGCGTTATGTCTGTATCGTCCTGAAGAACAACACAAGGTAGACATACCTGAAAAAATAAAACAGGTAAAAGAAGCTTTAGATAAAGATACTCCTCCTGACAGATGTTTTCCTCCTGTTCCTGATGGTAAAAGCGGTAACATGAGAATAGCTAGACAGTGTAATTACTGCATTCATAAGCATGAGTGCTTTAAAGAAACGAATGGCGGTAAAGGACTACGGGTATTTATGTACTCTAATGGTCCTAGATATTTAACCCGCGTTCAGAATTTACCTAGAGTATTGGAAGCATGAAAAAAGAACAGCTTAAAAGAATAAGCAGACACACTGAGCAACTTTTAGTTGAGTGGATTAAGACACTGTTGCCTGAAGCAGAGGCTGAGAAAGTATCTTTAGATAATTTAAAAAATCTTTTACCTACAGAAAACCACGCACTTACGCCGCAAGGCTTACGACTTGTTCCTAACTCCCCTAAATGGATTAGACAGGGGTTAAAGAAAATGGTTAAGGAAAACCCTGAGTTAGTTATAGAGTCAGTAACACTGGAGCAATTACAATGGAAAGCGAAGAGCCTCCGTTCACTGTCATAGATAATAGACTAGCTCAGTATTTAATACTAACAGGATATCATCTATACCAAGGAAATAGCATAGAGGATATACCCACAGATTCTTTGTTAAATTTAAAAGAATTATTGGATCTAGAATTAACATACAGACAAGGAGACTTTCATTAGTAGAGTTGCCCGTAAGAAAAGACCAAGAGAAAAGGATGTACCTAAAGGGTACGACTCTAAGTGGGAAGCAAGGTTACATGAGACAATTCTTCAGGAGTGGAAACACCATCCTGACAGAGTATCCTATGTGGTTGAGCACACCTACGAGCCTGACTTTGTAAAACGCATTGGTAAAAAGAAAATATTACTTGAAGCAAAGGGACGATTCTGGGATCATGCGGAGTTCAGTAAATATATATGGATTCGCAAATCCCTACCAACAAATACAGAATTAGTTTTTGTATTCGCTGACCCTTACGCCTCAATGCCTTTTGCAAAGAAAAGAAAAGATGGTACAAAAAGAACACACGCTGAGTGGGCAGGAGCTAACGGATTCCGTTGGTTTACTGAGAACAGTTTACCTAAAGCCTGGAGAACAGATAATGTCTATTGACAAAGCATCCCCTAAAGAATGGAACAGTTTAAAGTCTAAAGATTATGGAACGAAATATAACAATGTCCACAGCCCTCTACATTACAACAAGGGCAATGTAGAATGTATTGATGCCATCGAGTCTATGCTTTCAGATGAAGAGTACATAGGTTACTTGAGGGGAAATTCTATGAAGTACCGCTGGAGGTTTAGATACAAGAATGGTTTCGAGGATCTGAGTAAAGCTCAGTGGTATGAGAAACGTTTAGTGAAGTTTATGGAGGATAACAATGTCTTGGGATCGCAAGGCTGAACGTTCTGAAAAATTTAAAAAACGTAAACAATCAAAGAACAAAGGCCGCTCTAAAAAATACAAAAAAGAATTACAGGAAACGAGGGAACACGTAGATGACATTAAAGATGCAAGAATATCTTGGGATAAACATTGATGTTTCTAAAGATGAACAGTTAGATCAGTTCTCTTTAGACACTTTGAAGGACAGGTACTTTTGGGAAAGGGATAATGAAACACATGCTCAACACGCTTTTGCTAGGGCTTCAATTTTTGGGGCAACATATAAAGGATCTACTGACTACGATCTTGCACAACGACTTTATAACTACGCTAGTGCTTGCTGGTTTATGTATAGTACTCCTATACTTTCTAACGGGGGAACCAGCCGTGGCCTCCCTATTAGCTGTTTTCTTAATTTTGTGCCTGACAGTCGGTACGGGCTATCTGCTCATTACGATGAGAACGTCTGGTTGGCAAGCGCAGGTGGGGGTATCGGTGGGTATTGGGGTAGCGTTAGGAGTAATGGTGTTGCTACTTCTAACGGCAGTGAGTCTACTGGCTCTATCCCTTTTATGCATGTCGTAGACAGTCTCATGTTGGCCTTTAATCAAGGCACTACTAGAAGAGGATCTTACGCAGCATACATGGACATATCTCATCCAGAGATTGAAGAGTTCATTGCCATGCGTAAGACGACGGGAGGCGATTTAAATCGTAAGAGTTTAAACTTACACAATGCAGTCAGCCTAACCAATGAATTCCTAGAGGCTGTCAAAGAAGATAAAGATTGGAGACTGATAGATCCGAAAACAAAAGAGGCTGTGAAGACTGTCTCTGCTAGAGATCTCTGGTGGTCTTTGATCCATACCAGGGCAGAAACTGGAGAGCCGTATCTGATTAACCTGGATACATGTAATGAGCATCTTCCGAAAGAGCAGAAGGAATTAGGGTTAGAAATAAAACAAAGTAACTTATGTTCAGAAATCACCTTGCCTACCAATGAAGAACGCACTGCGGTGTGCTGCCTTTCTTCTGTCAACCTAGAAAAGTTTGATGAGTGGAAAGATGATGAGCTATTTATAGATGATTTAGTCACCATGCTAGATAACATTCTAGAGCATTTTATAGAGAATGCAGTAGATACTTCAGATCTGGGAACCTACAGAGCAGGACCTGAACGCTTTAGAAATTATATAAAGGAGGGAAAACGTGCTTACAGAAAAGCCGCTTATAGTGCATATAGAGAACGCTCAATCGGTTTGGGCGCGATGGGTTTTCATTCTTTTTTACAGAATAACAACATACCTTTTGAAAGTATGTGGGCCAGCTCCTTCAATCACAGAGCTTTCTCCCACATCAAATCAAAAGCCGTTGAAGCTTCTTTACGATTGGGCAGCGATAGGGGTGAAGCACCTGATATGGTCGGCAGCGGTAGGCGTAATGCTCATCTTTTGGCTATTGCTCCTAATGCCAGCAGCAGTATTATATGTAATGGAACGTCTCCTTCGATTGAGCCTATACGTGCTAACGTTTTCACACACAAAACGCTGACGGGGTCTTATGAAGTTAGAAATAAAAGTTTGGAAAGATTGCTGGAGAAGAAAAGAAAGAACACTGAAAAGGTTTGGAAGGATATCTCAGCTAATGCGGGTTCTGTTCAACATCTTGATTTCCTTTCTGAAGAAGAGAAAGAGGTGTTTAAGACAGCCCCTGAAATTAATCAGATATGGATTATTGAACATGCTCACCATCGCCAGGAATATATCTGCCAGAGTCAAAGTGTGAATGTTTTCTTTGTCCCTCCAAAGGCTACAGAGCCTCAAGAAGTACACGATGAGTATTTACAGTATGTCAATGATGTACATTGGGCAGGAGTAAGAACTCTGAAGTCCTTGTACTACCTGAGATCAGATGCTGCTAGAAGTGCGGAGAATGTGAACGTCAAGATCCCTAGAATCAATTTAGAGGATATGGATTGCTTGGCTTGTGAAGGTTAATTAACAGAGGATATTATGTATTTAGAAGCATTGAAATTAAGATACGAATCAGAAATTATGGTTGCTACTACCAACTTAAAGAACTATGTAGATAACAGCGTGGGCGTAGCAGAGCACCCCGACATTGTAGGATCTATGGACGCTATGATCTCTGCTATTGCAGAGGCTAAAGAGAAGTTAGATGTAGTCGAAGAGCTTATGCCCTGATGTCAGATCAACGTGTACAGGTACACCATCTTCCTGCTGTAACTATGTTTGAAACACAATTACCTGAAGAGATGGTAACTACATTGAATGATTACCTAGACAATCTCCTTGAAGATCAGTCTAGGAAGTCTCATGCAGGTACACTAGTAGGACAGATACATAGAGGTGAGCAACTTACTATGGATCACGAGGTAGAAGAGCTTCAGGAATTCAGACATTATATCTGTCAGATGGGAGCAGATTATATTACTACCTTCTCTCAAACGACAGGCGCTAAGTTGAAACCTAAGTATGTAGACATAGATGAGCTGTGGTCTGTGCATTCCTTTGAAGGGGATTACAATCCAGTACATGATCATGGTACTAAGACACTCATGGGGATCAGCACTACCTGCTGGACAAAGGTTCCTGAACAGATAGGAAAACTAGGTGATTCCTCATACAATAAAGACTACACTCTCTACGACGACTCAGGAGCCTGTGACGGCTTCTTAGCCTTTACTTATGGCAGGAACGAGATAATGAATACAGAGCGTCTGAGACCACCTCAGTCAGTCTCAATGCAGCCGAAGGTAGGGAGACTGTTGATGTTTCCAAGTTGGATGCAGCACATGGTATACCCCTTCTTTGGAGAAGGTGAGCGTAGAACAGTCGCTGCTAATTTAAATTGTTGGGATAGGGAAGAATGAAAAAAACAACGAAAGCGCAAGCTATAAATGCTATGTGTAAGTGGTGTATATACGATCCAAAAGAGAAAGGTTCTTGGAAGCAGCAAGTCACTATATGTCAGGCTAGTGAATGTCCTTTACATCCCCATAGACCTATAGCTATATCGCTACCATTAGAGCTGCTAAAAAAGTATAATATGACTTATGACGATCTAGACACTAGGGCAAAATCTGCCTATAAGTAGCCCATAGATGGCTCTATATGGTCTGGAATTGAACATAGTTACATTGGGTAATACGATAGCATAGGGTAAACATAAGGTATTATTTATGAGTCTATTAAGTACAAGAAGTTTTTACAAACCGTTTGAGTTTCCCTGGATGTTTGATTACTACGTCCAGCAGAATCAAATGCATTGGTTTCCAGAAGATGTACCCTTGCACAATGATGTGAAAGATTGGCAGGAATTACATGAAGTAGAAAAGAACCTACTGACTCAGATCTTTAGACTATTCACACAGTCTGATGTAGATGTTGGGTCAGGGTATATTGATAAGTACATGCGTATCTTCAAGATGCCTGAAGCACGGATGATGATGAGTAGCTTTGCAAACATGGAAGGTATCCATCAACACGCCTACTCTCTTCTACTCGATACAGTAGGTATGCCAGAGACAGAGTACAAAGCCTTTGCAGACTTTGAAGCCATGTCAGACAAGCACGATTACAT